TAGTCCGACAGTAGGCATGGATACTGATTTAGTTGAGACTGCTTATATTGTTGAAATGGATTATCGTTTGGGCAGGATAAAACCGCCGAGATCACAGTCACCGGCCCCTGTTAACTTTATAGACGATGATAATGTTGCTTCTTATTATATAACTGATACTGCTTATGTAATAAATAATCCTAGTGTTGATATAAAAGGTGTTGATGACGAACACCCCAGGGGCCCTCAAGTCTTCGCTGGCCCCCGGGGCACTATTTTTCAATTTAGAATACACGCCTCGGCCGAGCTGCAAAATTCCACATATTTGTTCACGCAACTGGGCTCTTCTGAAGATACAGATGGCGCCGGAAACATATTTGGCTTTCTTGTTGCCGACGATCGCGACGTAGTTGAGGGCAAAACAACTTATTACCTCGACACTACCGTTAGGGTTATTGGGGCGAATACTGGAATCAGAATGGACATTCCAGTAAGATATGTTAAAATAGCATAGATAGGATATAAATTATGGCAAGCACATTTAAAACATTATTAAACGATGATGTGGTAAACACAAGAACTCTTTTACACGAAGCAATTCCAATTACGGGAACAATTGCCTCTGGCACATATGCAGACAACAATATTAAGACATTTTCTCATGGCATGTTTGAGTCTGTTTATGATTATCCTTATTTGAGTTCTTCTGCAAATCATATTTTTGATTTAACTTTTGGACATAGCTCAAATGCGGCATCATCCTCACATACACAGAATTCTAAAAAACTAAATATATATAACCAGATGGCCCAAGTTTTAATGGGATATACCACAGATGGTCAAATTAGAAATTTTGATTCAGATGGGACTCTTGATGATCTTGCTGGTACAATGAATCATTGTTTCTTTATGAACTTTTCTAGACTGCTTACGAAGGATGAAGTTAAGAAAAATTCTTTTAGACTGGGACTATATGTCGACAACCCACTCGCCGATCCACAAGATGGCACCTTATTAACTCTTGGAGATTTTGACGCAGCAGATGAATACAGAACCTCCCCATCCGGAGACTATGGATTAATATTTACTTCATCAGCTGATGTATCAGATAATACTAATAGCGTTGGTCTAATTTTCTATCAAGCTGGTGTCGTTGTGTTGACTTCTTCTGTTTTCTCAACAGCTGAGTTTGTTAGCGGCGATTTGCTTCCAGCCGCACAAACTGGCTCTACAATAGAACAAATGGCCGATGGTTTCAGACATCGCCTCTATGACATGGATTTTAATAATACTATTGAATTGAATTCAACAATTTATTTCTGCCGTATTAATCATAACGAATTTAATTATAGCGCCAACCCAACTTATGTTTCTAGTAGCAAATTAGTTGTTAAAAACAATGTCAATGATTTGCCAGTATCTTATTTAACAACAGTTGGTTTGTACTCAGCAGACAATGAATTGCTAGCAGTTGCTAAATTATCTGAACCTATTAGAAAAGACCCAAATACGGAGCTTACTTTGAGAGTACGTTTAGATTACTAAGGAGTAACCTATGTCGTCTCACAAGCCCCAATACGGCAACTTTTTCAAATTTGAAAAAGATGATATATTCCACAACAGGCTCAAGACATATCCTGAGGTAGAGTTCTTTATTTATAGTGGATCTGTATACTATAATAATGAGAACCAGAATGCTATGAATCCAAACACACCAAATGGGTGTGTAAATTTATATGAATTAAATGTTAATAAATCAGGTGATCAACTAATACACCCCTTTATAACAAAGGAGGGGTCTTTTACTAATTTTAAAACTATCTCAACGAGTGAATTTAATCATGATTTTGTTTTCGGTGATGTAATATCTGGTTCTTATCCCTTAACAGCTTCTATTTCTGTTGACAGATATGATGCGGTACTGTCCACTGCGAAAAAGAGAGTGTTGTACGCTCTTCGAAATAGTTTAGATTTTAATTCTAAATTGAGCATGCATTATGCTTATTCTTCTGATTTAGGCGACAAAGAAACGCAACCATTAAACTTGATTAGCGTTCCTTCTATTTTTTATGGCTCTAGCATAAAGAAGGGCAGTGTGGTGTTGAAATATTATGTTAGCGGTTCCCTCATAGCAGAGGCCTCGGACACTAAAAGAAATGGAGAATTAATTCAGACATCCGGGTCTTTGACAGGAAGCACGGTTGGTGTTGTATTATACAACGAAGGTTTTATGTTGCTAACCTCTAGCGTACCTATAGCGTTACATACAGAAAAATATTTAGAAGATCCAGTACTTCCTGCAGTTTCCGCTTCGTGGCAATATTTTGGTGTTACGGGATCAGGAGTGGGCGCCCCGTCTTCTAGTTATTCTATTAATTTTAAAGGTATAAACTATATTAATACTTTGACTATGTTTGCGCATGCGAAAGAAAATCAATTAAATTTTTCGAATAATATAACTTTTCTCACTACTGCATCTTTTACCGCCGCTACTTCATCCACGACCTATATCGAGCCAGATAAAGCAGATATAAAAAATATCATGTCCAGCAGTTACGCTACCTATTCGGCTAGCTATCAACCTGTGACTTATATTTCTAAAGTCGCGCTATATGATGAAGATAAAAACTTAATTGCGATTGCTGCATTGGCCAATCCTGTTAAAAAATTAGAAGATCGAAGTTATACATTTAAATTAAAGTTAGATATATAGTATAATTTATATATGATTTTTGGTTTAGACATAAGCACCAGCATAACTGGCATTACTATTTTGGATGATGAGGGCGAAATCATCTTAAACGAAGCTTGGGATACAAGAAGATTTAAGAATTTTTTTGAAAAAGCTGATTTTATAAAAGAAAAAATAATTACTTTGCCCAAAAGACTTGGCCCCAACATTATAAAGGCAAAATGGGTTGACGCAATTTTTATAGAACAATCTTTGCAGTCATTTAGATCTGGATTTTCGTCGGCCAAGACACTTTCAGCTTTATCACGTTTTAATGGCCTCGTCTCATGGCTACTTTATAACCATCTATATACAGAGCCACAATATATTGCTGCGACATCAGCAAGAAAAATATGCGGGATTAAAGTACCAAGGGGCGAAAAGGCAAAACAAGTTGTTATAAAACATATTGTTGACAACGTACCAGATGTTCTTATAGAATATACTAAGTACAACAACCCGAAACCTGAATGCTACGATAAGGCTGATAGTTGGGTTGTTGCTAGAGCCGGCTGGTTGCAATGTCAAAAAACACCAAAATAAATATTTTAAAGAATACACTAGGCGAATATTATAGAAGCAATTCAGAGTATCTTTTTTATTGTCCTCGTTGTGAACATCACAAGCGCAAATTATCAATCAATATTGAAAAAAATATGTTTAAGTGCTGGGTTTGTGATTGGTCTGGCAGGAATATTTATCGTATTATTCGACGATATGGTTCTTTCCAGGATCGCAACGAGTGGAAGAGGTTTTTTGATCAAATAGAGATTGAGAATTTTGCTGAAAAGCTCTTTGGGAAAGAAGAGGTGGAAAAGGATCCCACCCTGCAGCTACCAGAAGGGTTTGTTTCACTCGTCAATAAAAATTTGCCACCGACGTCGCAGTACCCTTTAAATTATTTACAGAGTAGAAATGTAACAAAAACAGATATTATTAAATGGAAGATGGGATATTGTTTCGACGGTCAATATGGAGGCAGAATAATTTTACCTTCTTTCGACCTAGACGGAAAAATTAATTATTTTATTGCCAGGTCTTATTCCCCAAATACTTGGAAAAAATATATGAACCCACCGGTATCGAAAAATATTATTTTTAATCATTTATATTTGGATTTTGATGAAGACATAATATTAGTTGAAGGCGTTTTTGACGCTATTGTAGCGGGTGACAACACGATACCTCTCTTGGGCTCGACTCTAAGAGAAAAACACAAGCTTTTTCAAGAAATTGTTCGCAATGATACTCCAATTTATATTGCTTTGGACACCGATGCCACGAAAAAAGAACTTGAAATTATTAAGTTACTTTTGAAATATGATATTGAAATTTATAAAATTGATATTTCGCCCTATAAAGATGTTGGGGAGATGCCCAAATCTGTTTTTCTAGAGAAAAAACAAGAAGCAGCATTTATCAATTCCACGGACTATTTATTGAGAACAATCGGAGAAATTAAATAATATGCTTCAAAAGTTGAATGAAGAAATCACCGCAGCCGCTATCGCTACAGCAATTATAACTGCCATTACCGAATTCGATATTTTACCAGAATTAGATGTCGATGTGACATCATGGCCGGATGGATCTGAGGGCGCACTAGAAGTAAAGTCCACCGAGGGTCTCAGAGTACGAAATCAGAACGTAGAAGCGCTATTAAAACAAACTAATGAATTACTACAAAATATGCAAGATATTTTAACAGTCCAAGTATCAAAGTTGGAAGATATGGATGTAAGTATTGATGGGAATACTGCCATGGTCGCCCAAACTGCCGGCGGCTCTATTTCGGGTGCAGATATCGAGGCAGCCCAGACAACTTATGGTCGCGCCGCTCCTCTGTCCATCACCACTACCAAAAAAGATACTCCTGAGAAAGCTCCAGAGAAAGAAGATCTTAAAGAAAATAAAAGATCAGAAATCGATTATTGCGATTTAGAAAAAGTTGTGATAGAAGAGCTTAAAACGGTGTTATTAGAATTCTACAATGATGTAAAGAGATAAAAAGTTTATTTCTTGATTTGTTTTTGTTGCTATAATATCTATATGTTGTGTTCTACAGCATATAAGAGGTATTGATGAAGTTTGCACACATAGCAGACACCCACATTAGAAATTTAAAATATCATAAGGAATATCGTGTTGTGTTTGACAGACTCTACAAGAGCCTGCGTCAGCAATCAGTTGATTATATTATTCATTGTGGGGATATTGCACACACCAAAACACAATTAAGTCCTGAGTTTGTGGATATGTGTTCTGGTTTTTTAAAAAATCTAGCAGATATTGCCCCAACATATATTATCTTGGGTAACCATGACGGAAATTTAAGAAACTCTAGTCGTCAAGATGCGCTCACACCAATAATACAAGCATTAAATCACAAAAATCTTTTTTTGTTGAAGGACTCCGGAGAAACTCAGCTAAACGACGAGTTCACCCTCAATGTTTTATCGGTTTTCGACAGAAAAAATTGGCAACCTCCTGTTAACTCGGACAAAATTAATATTGCTTTGTATCATGGCTCAATTAGTGGTGTAAAAACCGATACTGGCTGGAAAATGGAGAACGGAGAAAATGATATTAATATTTTTGGTAATTTTGACTATGGTTTTCTTGGGGACATACACAAAACCAATCAAACCATTGACAAAAAGGGAAAGATTCGTTATCCGGGCTCCATGATACAACAGAACCACGGGGAAACAAACGACAAGGGTTTTCTAATATGGGATATTGAAGACAAAGACTCTTTTACATGCGACCACCATGTTTTAAAAAACCCCAAACCTTTTTTGACGATCAAATTAACCCCCAAGGGCAGATTTCCAAACAAACTTAAGGTGCAAAAGGGCGCTAGAATACGCCTGGTATCTGAAAACAACCTACCTATAGGTGTTGTACGTAAAGCCGTTGACGCTGCGAAGTCGAGGTTTAAACCAGGATCCGTAACTTACTTGAACCGCGCCGCCGGGGAGAGAAAAAACATTGAAGAATTCACCGATCTTCTGAAACAAGAAGATTTAAGAGATATAGCAGTACAAGAAGAATTAATTTCTGAATATTTGGTTGACTATCAACCAGAAGAAGATATACTTAAAAAAATATATGAAGTTAACAAAAAATATAATGCGGTTGCTGAGCGTGAAGAGGAAGTCCAGCGCAATATTAATTGGAAATTGAAAAAATTAGAATGGAGCAATTTATTTAATTATGGTGAAGATAATTCAATTGATTTTGGAAATCTAAATGGAATTGTTGGTGTGCTTGGAAAGAACTTTTCTGGGAAATCAAGTATTATCGATAGTTTGTTATACACAGTTTATAATGCTACTTCTAAAAACAATCGAAAAACAATTAATTTAATTAATCAAGATAAAGAAACATGTCGAGGATATGTTGAAATTGATGTTGGGTCGAAAACTTATAAAATTGAAAGAACAAGTACTAAATATAAAAAGAAATTAAAGGGCAAAGAAACTCTAGAAGCTAGAACAGATATTGAGTTTACTGTAACTGATAATATCGCCAGAACTACTCACTCCCTTAACGGCATCACGCGAGTAGAAACTGATAAAAATATTAGAAAAATATTTGGCACAATAGAAGACTTTCTTATGACCTCCATGGCCAGTCAGTTAGATTCTCTAGCATTTATTAATGAGGGTTCAACTCGAAGAAAGGAGATTCTTGCAAAATTTTTGGATTTGGAATTATTTGATCGAAAATTTAAAATGATAAGAGAAGATTCGGCAGATCTCAAGGGCGCCCTCCGCCGCTTGTCCGACAGGGACTACGATCAAGAACTAAAGGAAACTAGAGAAGATCTTGCACGCTCGGAAACAGAATTATCTTTAAAAAATAGAAAGTTTAGTGAACTGGAAGAGAATATTGGTCAAAAATCAGGAGACCTGGAAACAACAAGTGATCAAATTAATTCCATTCCAGCAGAAATAATTGATATTAGAAATATTAAAAAGCAGATTAAAAAAAGCCAAGAAGAACTAGATTCCCTTCTAGAAGATAACAAGGGTAAGCAAGGAGAGCTTGAATGTGAGAAGAAATTTCTTAAGAAGATCGAAAATTTTGTTGATAACTTCGACGTTACGTCTTTTACTGATAAAAAACAGATTGTCGAGGAACATAAACGAAAAATTTTACAAATTGAAAAAGATCTTTCGCAACACGAAAAAGAAAAACAAGTAAATGATAGAAAAATAGAATATTTGAAAAAAATACCATGTAGCCACGCCGCGCGGGCCCGCTGCTTGTTTGTTAAAGATGCTAGAACCGCTATCGATGACACTGCAAGAGTTAAAATATCTGCAAACCAGATGAGTTTAAATAGAAAAACATTAACTAAGAAAATAGAGGATTTAAATCCCAATAAGATTGATGAATACTTAGAAAAATATCAACTGATCTCAGTGAAACGTTCAGAACAAAAGAACAAAATAACCCAATTGGAGCTTGATTACGAAAGAAACAAAACAAAGATTCTCCGTCTCCAGGCCAATTTAAAAACCTTAAGCGCGAAAGAGCAAGAATACGAAGAAAACAAAGAGACAATTGAAAATTTAGAAAATTTATTAGTGAAGAAAGATGATCTTTTTGAAAACCTAAGAAAACTAGAAAATGCACACAAAAAAGACAAATTGAAGTTGATGGAACTATATAAGTCTAATGGAATATTGGAGCAGAAATTTAATGAAATCGACAAGCAGAGGCAGGATTTTTATGATCTCGAAAATGAATTCACAATGGCTGATTTATTTATGCGATGCATGCATCCTAACGGCATATCTTATGATATTATTAAAAGGCGATTACCAGTTATTAATGACGAGATTTCTAAAATTTTAACAAATATAGTTGATTTTGAAGTTTTCTTCGAGAATGATGAAAAAAAATTAGATATATCGATTAAGCACCCAAAACATGATCCGCGCCCAATCGAAATGGGTTCGGGGGCAGAAAAAACTATTGCAGCTATGGCAATTCGCTTGGCTCTGTTAAATGTTACAACCCTACCAAAGGGTGATATATTTATTCTGGATGAGCCAGGTACAGCACTAGACGCTGAAAACATGGAAGGGTTTGTTCGAATTCTTGAAATGATAAAAATCCAGTTCAAGACAGTATTGTTAATCTCTCATTTGGATAATTTAAAAGATGTCGTTGACCAGCAGCTGCTTATTGAAAAAATAGATGGTTTTGCGTATGTAAATGAATAAAAAACTATTTATTTAACAGGAGGTCAGAATGATGACAGCAGTAAGAGCATGGTTAGATAAACATTTAGAAAGATTTATATCCCGTAAATTTTTAGCATGGGGTACAGCAACTTATTTGGTTGCAAGTAATTCACTAACAAGTGAAGATTGGGTTGCAGTTACTTTGGCTTATATTGGTTCTGAAGCACTTGTTGATATTGCAGCTCGCTGGAAACACGGAAGTTGAAATGTTTACTAAAGTTTTCTGGAAAAAAGCGTGGACATGGCTTAAACATTATTGGTATTGGCCTGTTATAATAGTATTATTAATATTTTCAACAGTCGCCGGCGCCAGCTCAAGAGAAAAGTTATTTGGTCTTCTCTCCAAACAAAAAGAAAACTATGAAAAAGAATTACAAATCGTTAAAGAAACAGTTGAAGAAACCGATAAGAAGAAAACTGAGATCTTCACGAAACACATAGAAGAACTAGAAAGAATAGAACAAGAGCACGATATTAAAATAGAAGAGCTAGAAGAAGACAAACAAAATGAACTTGCTAAGATTATTGAAGAAAATAAAGACACTCCGGATAAGTTAGCAGAAGAAATAGCTAGAATTCTTAGCGCAGAATATCATAAGAGTAACAGGTGATTTATGTTAAAAAAAATATTGGTATGTTTTCTCACTATTCTAATAATAATTCTTCCAATTGAAGCAGCTGCAAATGAATTAGAGGGCAAAGTTACCTCTCTTACCTTAAACGAAAAGGCTCCCTATGCTGGTGTTTTGTTAGACCCTATTGCTGCATCAAAAATGATTGTAGATCAAAGATATTTAAAATCAGAAATTGAACTTCAGCTAAGAAAAGAATTTCAGCAAGATCTAGCCAGCAAGAGACTGGCCTTCGATTTACTTAAGGTAGAATACGATTCTTTAAAAATAATACACAAAGAAACTCTTTCCTTGAGAGAACAGCAGATTAATGATTTGAACGAACTCCTAAAGGAGGAGATGGGTGACGATCATACTGAATGGTGGGTCATCGGCGGCGTAGCTTTGGGAATTATACTTTCGGTAGCTGTATTTTATGCAAGTGTTGAAGTTGCTAAATAATGAAAAAGAAAGATATTGATTATGTAGCAAGATTAGAAAGAGCCATAAAAGAAAAATATGGTGAAGACACAATTCAAAATCCGGCAAAATATTGGGATGAAAACAAAGAAAAAGAATATTTGGAGCAACTCAAGGAGTTTGCTGCAAAACAAAAAATTAAAGAAACAATTTCTGGTTTCGATAATGTTGACGGTATTTTAATATCTCGTAAACTAATTAATAAAGAAGTACTTTTAAATTGCCCGACGTGCAAAAATAAAATTAAAACGATTAATGATGATATATTTATCATTAAATATGAATGCTGCAATAAATGTTATATAAAATATGTAGAAGGGCGAGAAAATCGTTGGCTACAAGGATGGAGACCAAAAGATGTCAGAAAAAACACTTAAAGTAATAGAGGGAATTGCCCAGGCAGCTGCTGATAGCTACGACGGCGCCCTGGATGAAAAAGGCGAAGTAATTAAGATTGGTCTTAAAAGAGAAGAAGGCAATCCTTTAATAGATTCTAGGATGATGGATGGTTTCAAGGTACGCTGCAGCGGAACCAATATGATTTGTACTTACCAATCTCAGATTAAATTACGAGATGTATATGCTACCAAGTTCGAAGATGAATTAGAGCGCACAATGGTTAGTATTGTGAAGCACCTTAAAAAGAGGTATAAACAAATTACAGGTTCTGCTCTTGGACTTAAATCAGTTGGAGAAGTCGACGCTTTAGTACAAAAGTTGAATAATAATCTCGTTTTTGTTGTTGCAACAAAGGTATATAAGATTTCTGGTATGGATGCAGAAGATAAAGCACAGCCTAGCGAAGATAATTTGGAGAAGGATTTTAAAAGCTTTCTTGAATTGGGTGGTTGGGGAAAGAAGTCTGCGAAGCCAAAGAATGTGACTCGTCGAACAGAATAACATGTCTTACCATCTTTCGAAAGAACAGATTGTAAAAGAAGTTGTTAAATCTGGCAAAGACCCAGTATATTTTATTAATAATTATGCTAAGATTTCTCACCCGCTAAGGGGTCTGATTCCCTTTAAGACTTATGATTATCAAACAGAGATAATCAAAAATTTTAATGATTTTCGCTTTAATGCTGTGCTAAAAGCAAGGCAGCTTGGCATCTCAACGATAACAGCAGCGTATGTTGCGTGGTTGATGATGTTTCATCGTGATAAAAATGTTTTAGTTATCGCAACTAAATTTCAAACAGCTGCAAATTTAGTTAAAAAGGTGAAAGCCATACACAAGCACCTTCCAGATTGGATGCGCATATCTGATATTGTAATCGATAATCGAACTTCTTTTGAACTGTATAATGGATCTCAAATAAAAGCTTCGTCGACTAGTGCCGATGCCGGCCGATCTGAAGCTTTATCTTTTTTAGTTATTGACGAAGCCGCACATGTTGAGGGGCTGGAAGAATTGTGGACTGGCTTGTACCCGACATTGAGTACGGGCGGCCGCTGCATAGCATTATCAACTCCGAACGGTGTTGGTAACTGGTTTCACAAGACTTGCATCGAGGCCGAATCTGGAGTTAATGATTTTAACTTGGTAACACTTCCGTGGGATGTACACCCCGAAAGAGATAAAGAATGGTTTGATAAAGAAACTAAAAACATGTCACGTCGACAAATTGCTCAAGAACTCGAATGTAATTTCAACATGTCTGGTGAAACTGTTTTCCACCCAGAGGATATGGAGTGGATTGGAAGTGTGCTGTGCGAGCCAAAATACAAGACTGGTTTTGACAGGAATTTTTGGATTTGGGAAGAATATACTCCACAAAATTCTTACATGTTAGCAGCTGATGTGGCCCGCGGCGATGGCGAAGATTATTCTACATTTCATATTTTTAAATTAGAAACTGATGAAATCATTGCCGAATATAAGGGCAAGCCGACTCCTGATATTTATGCCAACATGCTTAACGAAATTGGAAAAGAATATGGAAATTGTATGATTGTTATCGAGAACAATACAGTCGGCTGGGCAGCTTTAGATAAATTGCAAGAATATGGATATCCAAATATTTATTTTTCTAAAAAGTCGACTCACGAGTATGTTGACCCACTTATGGCCGGCCATTCCGGAATCGTACCTGGTTTTACTACATCACAAAAAACCAGGCCTCTAGTTATAGCCAAAATGGAAGAGTTTGTTAGAAATAAACTAATTAAAGTTAAGTCTAGGAGATTATTTAACGAAATGAAAACTTTTGTTTGGCACAATGGAAGACCGCAAGCAATGAAAAAACATAATGATGATTTAATTATGGCATGCGCAATTGGGTGCTGGGTCAAAGATACAGCATATTCTATTAACCAAAGAGACTTAGATTACCAAAAAGCTTTTTTATCTTCTGTAGGAACATCGAATAGATCATTGAACACATCAATACCAGGTATGTTATCATATGAAAAGATTAAAAGAGAAAATAATCTTGAAGAAAGAAAACAAGAATATGCTGATTTTACTTGGTTGTTAAAAGGATAATATATGCCCCCTAGAAATCAAAACAAAAAGAACCCTAGAAATCCTAAAAATCCGCTTTTTAGACAATTAACTAAATTATTATCCGGACCTCTTGTTAGATACAGAAGGCAGGATACAAAGCAACTAAAAAGACGTCAATTAGATAAATATAAATCACGTTTTCGCTCAGCTAGCGGCCAAGAATTTAAAATGTCAGCCTACCAGGATGTTTATGGCGCCCTGCAGGTTGAGTATTATTCGAATCAGAATAGATTAGATAGATACGTCGATTTTGATCAGATGGAATATACTCCAGAAATAGCTTCTGCACTAGATATTTATGCTGACGAGATGACCACTTCCTCGTTATATACTCCTTTACTAAATATTATCTGTAGTAACTCTGAAATCAAGTCAGTTTTGGAAACTCTCTATTATAATATACTAAACCTTGAGTTTAATTTATATGGTTGGAGTCGTTCTATGTGTAAGTATGGAGACTTTTTTCTTTACTTAGATATTGAAGAGGATGAGGGAATTAAGAATGCCATCGGCCTTCCCCCAAATGAAATTGAACGTCTAGAAGGAGAAGATAAAGAGAATCCAAATTATATACAATATCAATGGAATACTGCCGGTTTGACATTAGAAAATTGGCAAATGGCGCATTTTAGAATTTTGGGAAATGACAAGTTCGCACCGTACGGTACATCAGCACTAGATGCTGCTCGAAGAATATGGAGACAGTTGACTTTATTAGAAGATGCTATGATGGCATATAGGATTGTTCGTTCTCCCGATCGTAGGGTTTTCTATATTGATGTTGGCAACGTACCCCCCGAGGATGTTGAACAATATATGCAGAAAGTTATGACGCAGATGAAGCGAAATCAAATTGTTGATGTTAATAGTGGTCGCGTCGATTTACGTTATAATCCTCTGAGCATTGAAGAAGACTATTATATCCCGATCAGAGGTCAGGCCTCGAATACCAAAATAGAGAGCCTCGGAGGCGGGAAATATACCGGAGACATTGAAGATGTTAAATATCTAAGAGATAAACTTTTTAGTGCATTAAAAATACCTGCTTCTTATTTGTCTAGAGGAGAGGGGGCCGATGAAGATAAAGCAACTTTGGCGCAAAAAGATGTTAGATTCGCTAGAACAGTTCAGCGACTGCAGCGTTCAATCATTTCAGAGCTTGAAAAAGTAGGCGTTATACATTTGTTTACGATGGGATATCGTGGAAATGACTTATTATCTTTTAAGCTGGCTTTAAACAATCCTTCAAAGATCGCCGAGCTACAAGAGCTTGAACACTGGAAGGCTAGATTTGAGGCAGCTGATGCAGCCAGCGAAGGATATTTTAGTCGTCGTTGGGTCGCACAGAATATTTTGAATGTTAGTGAACAAGAATTTGGGAGAATGCAAATTGAAGCTTTTTATGATAGAAAACATGATTTCGCTTTGGAACAGGTTGGTGAGGCTGCAGCTGCAGCCGGCGGAGGCCCCAGTGGCCTAGGCGGTTTAGATGACCTAGGAGCCGGCGGAGAAGAAATGGGTATGCCTGGTGAGCTGGAAGGCGCCCCTGAGGAAGGTGCACCCGAAGAAGGCGGGGAGGAAGAAGCAGGGCCACTCTTAGCAGCTACAGAGGCGCCATCCCCAGCCGAAGCTCCGGGAAACCGTGATGATTGGCCCTATACTGGCCGGGATAAATTTGGACGTCGTAAAACTACGACTCCCAGATCACATGGCTGGTATGAACCTAAAGTAAGCGATAAGCGAAAATCTTCTGGACCACGCCGGCGCTCAATGCTTGGAATGGTGGGAGCAGAATTAGGTAGCAATACTTCTAGAAATACTCTGAAAGGTTATTCAGATTTGAAGTTACTTTATAACCTTTCAGAAGATCTGGAAGCTAATTATGATGAGGAAGAGGCCAAACTATTTAAAGAAAGTCACGATATCAAAGTTTTGATTGATTCTTTGGAGAAAACAACTGATGAAACTTAGTCATAATAAAAAACGCAATACTGCTTTGATTTACGAAATATTAATTAAAGAATTAACTAAATCTATCTTACACAAAGAGAACGCTAAAAAAGGTACGGTTATCAGCATACTTAAAGAATATTTTGGAAAAGAAAAGATTTTGAGGAAAGAAAAAGAGATATATGACTCCTTTTCAGAAATTGAAGATTTGCCACAAAAAACTATAGAAAAATTAATAATTGAAGCAAAAAAACAATTTAGTTCAATTAGCAAAAAAGAAGTTTTTAATCAACAAACTAACCTGATTAACAAGATGAATAAGACTTTAACAAAAAATATTTGGAAAACTTTTGTTCCCTCTTTTAAAAGACTGGCCACCATTAACCAGATATTACAAGAAAATTTGAACCCCAAAAAACAAATATTGCTTGAAAAAAAGTTTTTAGACTCTTTTACAACAAAAACAGAAGAAGATAATGGAAAGTTTCCTAAAATAAATAATTTAGCTATGAAAAATTTTGTTGAAAAATTTAATGAGCAGTATTCAGCAAACTTAAATGAATCGCAGAAAGAATTTTTAAATAAATATATTACATCATATATGGATAATGGTTTAGAGTTTAAAGCGCTTTTGTACGAAGAGATTACACGCCTCTCTACTACGTTAAAAGAGAATATATCTTCTCAAAATCATGCAACAAAAGAAAAAATGCAAAAGCTTCTGGAACGTATTTCAAATTACAACCAAAGAAAACTAGATAAAAGCTTAGTACTTGAAATATTCCAAATACAATCATTGGTTAGCGAGATAAATAAATAATGCCCATAATCATTAAAATCGTAGAAGAACCTTCAATTGAAACAATCCATCTTAAAGCCAAGAAGACTATTGATGGAAATATAATTATTGTTGATCATCCCGAGATTGATATTATGATTTTGCCAGCTCAAAAGAAAGTAGTTGCTTTGCCAAAAGAAGAGTTAGATGACGAAATACATGAAACTCAGGTTAGATTATTTAAATTTTTAAATTCAAATGGTGTTATAACTTACGATTCTGTCCAAGCTGGAAACTTATTTATGTCGATGGAAGCTTCATATCCTGACGCCAAAGAAGGTGATTCAATACAATATATATTATTTGCAGTATCAAAATTCTTTGATGGAGATTTACCTTTCTACGTAGATCAAAAGGAATTTGAAGCAGAAGTAGAGCGTAATTTACTTGAGCCAGAAATCGACGAATACACAGAGTTCGATCCTGAAAGGTATCACAGCGATAGAAAGGGTACTTTACGACCAGGCGGCCCAGCTTACGGAATAAATTCAATTTATCGTATATAGGTAATTATGGAATTAATATATTTTATCTTGTGTGCTTACGGCCTAACGTACATCCTTGCTTACGGTTCAATTTTTAACTCAATGAGGCCAGCGCATGGCAAACTGGGAGAATTGTTCCATTGCCCACTTTGTCTTGGTTTTTGGGTTGGTGTTTTTTTGTGGGGGATCAATTGTTTCACAGAACTATTTACGTTTGAGTACAATTTAATAAATGGATTACTTTTGGGATGGTTATCAGCCGGGACAAGTTATTTCTTGAGCATGTTATTAAACGATTTCGGCTTAAAATTTAGAAATACAAATGGAGGTGAAGAGAAATGAAACGGCGTAACATTCCAGAAGTTCGTCGCTGCTGCAATGGTAGCGATATCGCGTGAGGGTGAGCCTCACAAATTATTTTTTTTAAAAGGAGATTTAAAAATGGCTAAAGGCGATAAAAAAGTAGTAAAAGAAGGAAAAGCTTCTTCGATGGTTTGGGGAATTAAAAATCCTGGCAAGGTTGCAAATCAGGCTCCTCCTGGTGCTGGCAAAGGCAAGATTGGTCCAAACTTATCAACCAAAACAGTGAGAAAATAATAGAAAATGGCACAACGGCTTTTAAAAGAATATTTTGAGCTGTGCCCAGAAGGTCGATGTCCGGTAAATGTTTTAACCGAAGCCGAAAAAAGAAAGGCTATGGACGGCGCTATCTATCTTGTGGGCATATGCCAGAAGGCTGGTACCAAAAATGGTAATGGACGAGTATATAGTAAAAATATTCTTACTCGTGAAATTAAAAATTACCAAAAAGCGGTGCACGAGAGAAGATCTTTGGGGGAACTTGATCATCCTGATGACAGTGTGATTAATCTCAAAAATGCTTCTCATTTGGCTATAAAGATGTGGTGGGAGGGAGAAAGTGTAATGGGAAAATTTGAAGTTCTCGACACCCCCTCTGGCCGAATTCTCAAAGATCTTGTAAAAGCAAATGTCAAGCTTGGTATTTCGTCTCGTGGTTTGGGTTCAGTTAAAGAAAAAGATGGAAAAACAATTGTTGAAGATGATTTTCAACTTATTTGTTTCGATATGGTCTCTGAGCCCTCAACTCCGGGCGCATATGTACACCCGTCCACAAATATCAATCCAGAAATTAATTTATATTTAAATGAGTCAAAAAAGGATCGAATTGATCACTTGCTAGATTCAATATTGAGAGATTAAAATGAATAGAGAAGATTTTAAAAAAATTCTTAAGCCCCTGATAAGGCAAACAGTTCGAGAAGTAATTCTAGAAGAAGGAATGTTGTCAGGCATCATTTCTGAAGTTGTTCGCGGAATGAACACTGGTGTTGTAATGGAAACAAAAAAAGATTCAGAGCAAGGAAAGCTAGAAGAAGAATATGAGCGTAAACGTCAAGAACGTATTAAACGTTTAAATGAATCTGTCAAAGTGAAGGCTGACGTTTTTGGCAACGTTCCAGAAATAAGGGAGTCATCACCAGGATCCCCGCTAGCTGGCGTTGCAGCTAACGACGCCGGCGTTGATATAGCCGGTATACTGAATATTGTTGACGACAAGTGGAAACACATGATATGAGCAAGGGTAAGAGACCAGTTAACGTGAAAGTTGATATAAGAGAAGTTGGCGGAGATATAAATCGCTTAATAAGAAAATTTATCAAAAAGGTCAAAAAAGAAAGAATAATTGAAGACTATTTAGATAAGAGATTTTATATTAAACCTTCGAAAAAACGTCGACAAGAAAAAATTAAAAAATTTCAAAATGCCAGAAAGGCAGAACAAGAAAGAAATAGAAAACTAAATATAAGGTAGGAATAAAAATGGCATTTAAACCCAGAGAAGCAAGTGACAACGTAACGTTTGCGGGAGCAACACGCGTCGGTTTAAGAAATGTGGGCTCATATCAAGTATCCGGTCATCCTTTTATTACCGGCTCGACAGTCGCAGCTGGTCAGGAAATTCAGATTTCTTTTCCTACCGTAACAAAAAAGATTAATGTTGTAGCATCGGGCTCTTCTGCCGTCGATACCGACGGCCCTATAAGAGTGCACTTTGTATCAACCGGCTCTGTTGGAAAGCCGTGGGAGAACGTTGTAAGTGGTTTGCATTTTATAGAATTAAATAGTCATGAAGATTCCATGGAATTTGATGTTAAGTGCAAGGAAATATTTATTTCCGCACCCGCTGCCAACGTGGGCGGGTTTATGTTATATGCATCATTAACAAATATTCCCACACAATCAATGTATGAACTAACTGGTTCTGGCGTAACAGAGTAGGGGATTAACAATGGGTTTTAAAAGCGGCGGCGGCGGTGGAGCTGGTATACCAGGTGGGCTTGATTCTCAAGTCCAATATAATGATGCTGGTACTTTTACTGGAAGCGCTCGATTAACTTTTGATGACACTCTTCCAGTACCAGAATTATTTGTTAGCGGCTCGCTAAACGTGACAGGTAGTGTGACTGTTAATGGAGTTGGGATTACTGGCAGTGATGGTTGGCACGTATCACCAGGCGGCACCGCAACCCATGTCCAATACAGCGATGGAGTAAATTTTCAGGGAGCCTCTAACGTAACTTATGATGGTACCTCCCTTTCTGTTGCTAACCTTTTAGCTTTAGAGATGGGCCACTGCTCTAGACATGCTACGGGAGCCCTCGACCCAGCCGGCCTGGCTTCAGCAACTGGAATTGGCGACGTTGTTTATTACGGCACAGGTTCTACGGTGCCGCCCGGCACACTTTTCTATCTTAATGCTGATGGTGGGTGGCAAGCCCCAAATGCTGCCGGCACAGGCTCTCTGGGTGAAACCGCCGCTGGGAATGCGTCTCTTCTGGGAATAGCGCTGGGAACTGACCCGTCAACCGACGGGATGCTCCTCCGCGGCCATGTCAATACTGAACTGTTTCCAGGAGTATACTCTGTCCTCGGCGCCTGGCAGACAGGATCAGCAGTATATGTTGCATCTGGGCCTGGTATGTCCGGTGCGATGACAGGCTCAGCCCCATCGGCATCAGGTTCTTATGTAAGAGTTGTCGGGTATTGTACGCCTACTGTGGGCGTAATTAAATTTGATCCGGATTCTGTTTGGGTTGAAATATCTTAGGAGGGCTTTTTAGTGCCGCTAATCAATGATATGACACTCACCCGGGAGCCTTGCCTCGGCGGACCTGATGCATTATTACCGTTGATTTCACCCACGACGGTCTTCACGGCCGGCGCCGACGATAACTGGGATACAGTTATATTACCCTTTACATTTAATTTTAATGGTGGTGATTATACAACGATCTCTATTAACGTTAACGGACTACTCAGTTTTGATGGCACCTTCGGTGTATCTTATAATAATCCGAAATTTAACGGCCCCGACGTTGTAGTTGTAGCTCCTTGGTGGGACGATTTAAGGGCTACTACAGGTACTTCCCAGTATGTTAAATCTGAAGCGTTTGGTACCACACCAAACCAATTTTTTGTTATAGAGTGGGAAGTTGGCGAATATGGCCAAGATGCCGCCAACTACGCAGATCTTAAATTCCAGGTTGTATTATATGAAACATCTAGTAGAATTGAATTTAGATACGCACCGATAGTTGTAGTCGGCTCTCCTGGGCACGCGTGGGGTGCAGGCGCCACTATTGGCGTCGCGGACAACACCATCTACGGCCGAAGAGGTTTTTATAATCAGTCATATTACCTCGGTGGTACCATTGATCCAGCAGCGACCGATCTTATGGCACGCGATAATTACTCTACCCCAATTATAATTAATTGGCCAGGAGAAGCAAATAACACCGACCTAGGAGAAGCATACGGCTTCAGCTTCTTTGCGACAAGTAGCGTTCAGCAAATTTATGTTAGTGGTACCACTTGGGGGGTCGACTACACCGCCCCAGGCGATGGTCACATCTTGAATATCCTCGGCACCTCCTGGTCTGATTCAAGAGATTCTTTATCCGGAACCTACGGCACGGACAGCGCCACCGCCGAGGAATTCCCCGCCGCCGCGTTGCACTTCGACGTCCCCGTCGAAGGGTGGCTTGTCTCCCGCGCTTTCATGACTTTTGATACGAGTCAAATTACTTCTGTACCAGACAACGCAACATTGAAAATTGCAGGCTACGCGACGCCCCCCCAGGGCCTCTCGGATCTAATTGTTGTAAAATCATCTTGGACTGGGTCAGCTTTAACACTGTCAGATTTCGACGCTATTACAGGATTTTCTGCTGGTAACACAATGGCAGGAAATGTTACTGATTATTCAATCGCGACTACAACTTGGCTGACAGCCTCGTTGCACGGCGGCTCCACGAATTATAATGAAATATCGCTTAACGCAGCTGCAAGAGCTGATATAACGCTTCTTGATAACTTTTCAATTGTATTAGTAAATTACGATCATGATTACTTAAATGTTGAGCCAGTCTTGGAAGAGCAATCCACCGGAATAGTCTATTCAGATTACAGCGACGATGGAGAATCGTCTATAAAGTACCACCCTCATATATCTATCTTAGCTAGTATTGACCCCCCTTCATATAGTTGTGACGGTGATGACGGTGATATTGTTTATACAAATAAGGTATATAAAACACCAGGCGTAGATATTAAAAAAGTATTTGGCGTTGCATCTGCAAATGTTTTTAAGATCATGGGAAGATAATAAATATTGCTATCTAATTATATGTTAGTGGGAGAATATTAAATGCCATCACAAACAGGACAATTAGCATTTTTAGGAGCAGCAAGATTCCAAGGTCTTTGGAATGCAGGCACAAATGCGGCAACAGGATCTGATTTAGATGGGGCCCCAAGCGGCCCATACAGCAATCTTTTTACAGCTGGTGCTTCTGTTAACGGTGGTTACCATTCTTCAACCAATTTGACTGCTTCTGCTGGTGATTATTGGCAAATAACAGGATCCGGAGCGCATAATGTTGATGGTCAAACTGATTGGGACTTAAATGATTGGGTTATATTTTCTGGCTCTGCTGGAAATCCTGGATGGATAAAACTAGCTTTTGAAGATACAATAGCTTCAATTGTTGTGGGCGATTTATCTTCAAGTTCTTTCCATATGGGCGAAGCAAATGATAAACACGTTATTTTTGCATCTGGTTCCGTTCATAGTGGGTCTGACAACTTTACATATGATTATAATACAAATATACTTTATAGTCCAATCATTTCTGGCTCTTCAAATGGCATTGTATTATCAGGTTCAAATATTACTATGGCATCCGGCCCGGGCCAAGATGCAGTTTTGACCCTCAAAGCTGATGATGGCCAAGATGCAAATGACACAGCGACAATAACACTATATGACGGCGGTACATTATACACACAAGCAGAGGCTGTTTGGTTTGCACCGCAGACTTATTTTTCTGCTATAGCTCCAAGCTACGCGAATATCACGGCGGCCGGCTCCGGCGGTATCAACCTCGAAGCGATCCAAGGTCGTGTTCATGTGACAGCTTCAACTGGCATGTATGTAACAGGAAATGCTGTATTCAGAGACGATGTACAAATTGATGGTGTGTTACACGCTACTACTATTACTGGCTCTGGCGGATCGAATCTTGATTTGTTATCAGATGCAGATATGGTGTTAGTATCGAATGATGGAATATATTTAAAATACGGTAACGATGGCGCCGGAAATTTGCGCATACACGGTGGAGACGGCAGTGAAAAGGTTAGAGTTGATACTGTTGGCAATGTTGGCATCGGAACAACAGCACCATCTCATACACTATCTGTCACGGGTACTATGGCAGTTTCTGGGAATGCTGTATTCCATAACGATGTACAGATCAATGGAACCCTTACAGGCGGCAGCCCACTAGTTGTTAGCGGGGGGTTGAATTTAACAGGCAGCCTAAATGTATCAGGTTCCGCATCTATTTACTATGATGCTACTGCTCTTCCGGCATATCGATATTTAATTATTTCAGGTTCTCATGTTCCTGGTGTCCCTTCTGGTGGGGGTGTAGTTATATCTGGTTCAAATATCATTCAGACTGCTAGCACCAGTATTACACTAAATTCTGATGCTAATATTAATTTAAATGCTGCTGGCAATATTCTTATTGGCGCTGGAACAGATGGCACTATTCAATTTAATGCCGGCAACTCTTCTGCTTTGATGAATTTTGATGAGCCAGCAGCAGGCTACCATCCCAGCGGATCAATAAAAATTAATGATAATATAAAATTATATTTTGGAACTTATCCCGCCGGCCCTGAAAGCTACGTAACTGGTGGTTATATAGAATACAATGCAGATGGTGATCAATATATGGTCATTTCTGGTTCTCATAATGGCATTGTTCTAACAGGTTCTACTATTGTTATTGATGGTACCCTCACCGGCGGCAGCCCACTAATTGTTAGCGGAGGGATGAATTTAACAGGCAGTGTTAATATCACTGGAAGTCTTTTTGTTAACGGTGTCTCAATATCTGGAAGTGGCGGAGGTGGCTCTGGAACTCCCGGCGGTTCAGACACACAAGTTCAATATAACGATTCTGGTGCTTTCACAGGAAGCGCTAATTTAACATTTGATGGTTCAAGCTTGGTTGCAACCGGATCAGTAGAAGCAACTTCATTCTTTACAACCCATGCTGGTTTCTTGAATCCAGTAACTTTCAGCACATCAATTGTTGTTCCCGACGATCACAATGGTGGTCTTTACGGACCATTGGTTTTTAGTGGTGGTAATGATTTAACCATTGGAACTGGCTCCACTATGAGAATATTTTAAAAAAGGAAAATACTTATGAGTACACTATACGTAAATAACATATCACCCCAATCTGGGTCTGAAATCACAATGACAAACACTTTGGTCATGCCCACGCTTCCAGAAAAGATATCTTTTGAATCAGGCGCCGAAGTATGGGGAACCATCACGGCCCTGTCTCAGTCTGAAGGCCAAGGCTTGTTAATCGGAGGGGACGATATTGTCACGCTAACAGGCTCAATGGTGGCAGTCGACGCGCAACTGATTCCTTACCAAGATATTAATATGAATAATTGGGGACTACAAAAAGTAGCAGGTATTACCGGGTTAAATACTACGGGGTCGATTGGCATAACGGGCTCTGTGGAAATTTCCGGTAGTCTAACTCTTAACGGTGACTCAATTACCGCCGGCGCCGGAGGTGGAGGAGATTCAACTCAGGACTTTACCGGCGTTGACCCATATGGTTTCACATCTAATGGCGATATGTCAGGTGACATTATTAAAATTGGAAGCACCACAACTGTATTATCTAATCTTTGTTATCTAACCGATTCTTCTGTATGGACCCTCGCTGACGCATCGGATGTAACTGCCTCTGGGCCTGTGTTGCTAGGCCTAGCTGTCGGAACAAATTCCGGAACAGATGGGATGTTAACTCGTGGATATGCAAGAATATCAGCAGCTCTTTTGGCCGGCACCGCCATCACAAAACAGGGAGATCCTGTATATGTGAGCACAACTGCTGGCGCACTAACATTTACTGCCCCCTCAGCATCAGGTGACACTGTCCGAATTGTTGGTTATCTTGCAAGTCCGGTCAATACCAATACAGATTCTGTTGTTCTTTTCAATCCAGATTCAACTTATGTTGAAATAATTTAGGAGACTGATTATTAATGGCAACACTTTATGTAAGCAAAGCAGGCAATGACTCTAATGATGGCTCAACACCAGTATTAGCAAAGCTTACAATTGGCGCTGCTTTAACAGCGGCTTCCAACAACTGGACTGTTATAATTGGAGAAGGTACGTACAATGAAAAGATATCAACTTCGCTCACTGGTGTCACCATACAAGGTGCGACTGGCTATCCGGAGGATGTTGTAATTCAGTCGGCAATAGAAGGTAGAACTGTTACAATTAATACTGATTGTGTTTTGAAGAATTTTACAGTACTACACCAGCCTCCTGGGGAAGCTGATAGCGCTAACGACTGGGATAATGCCACTTTTGCAGTCGGCGCTGCTAGCGGCAAGATAGTATACCATATCGATAATTGTTATGTTCTTTCATCCAGAGGCGCTATACAAAATTTGGCTGTTGGCGCGACGATTAATCGTGCACGCATTGAATATATTGGTAGTGGATCTGCACCAACACCGACGGCCGAATGGCCTACCTGTCCTCCTGGTACTGCTGCGACCACTGCGGTTGTTGGCACTTATGGTCCCGGGTCGGGCAACGAAAGCGATGCTGTGTGGACTAGTTGTTTATTTATGAATATGCCCGCCCACGACACCTATCGCAGCGGCGGATTTGTAAATTGTACAATTGCATCTCATAATAATTCCGATCCCAACAAGCGCGGATTGTATGCCAATGGCGGCGTAGTCAATACAGTTGTTTTCTATGATACAGCCTCTGCGGCTACCTTGGTTGCTGCCGGTTGTACCACGAGTTACACAGCACACCGCGCCGGTATGGCGATTTATAACGAGGACGTTGCAAATCACTGCATAGTACATGGCTGGTCGGACGGCCAACAAGGCGACTGGGCTACTAATTACGGTCCGGTTGGAACTCGCATATCATGCTTTGATACTAGTAATACGACAGCCGCCGGTGGGCCATCAGCGCTTTATATTGATCACGCACCTCCCAATTATAATTTTAGAATTCGCAGCGGCAGCCTGGCTTATCGTAATGGCACTAGTTCTTATCATTCAGGTCAGACTATGACAAATTATCAAGCAGCTGCATTCCCCACGCATGACTTAGACGGAAAGCCTTTTCACCCTACAACCCCATCTAGAGGTTGTTATGAATATTGTTTTGGCCACACAGCAAGTGGTGTTTCGGTTAGGAGAACAAGTGGTAGTTTAGGCGTTGGATCAACCTACATTAAATCAATGTTGGGTGTTGCAACCTAATTATGTATTGAGGAGAAATTAATGTATGGCAACACGAGAAGTCCCGGGCTCCTATGCAACTATCACATTAGCTTTAGCAGCTGCAGCCAATGATGACACCATAAATATTGCTGCAGGTACGTACGAGGAAGCAATAACTTGTGGAACTCTTACAGGTGTTACGATTCAAGGTGCAACTGAACATGCAGAAAGTATAATAATTATAAGTTCTGGCTCATCGACCGCGACAGTATTAATGAACACAAATTGTATATTAAAAAATGTTACAGTTAATCTTAGTGAGTCTAGTGGCCATACCGCCCCGGGCTATAATGATTTATATGCAATTGATGGAGTTGGCGGAGGAAAAGTTTACCATGTTCAAAATGTACATATTTATTCAAATAGAAATGGTGTTAAAAACCAAGCAGCCGGCTCAACTCTCGATCGTTGTATTATAAAATTTAGCGGTCCACGGGCCGTCAGCAGCGCGGGGGGCACCCCCGGCGACAAGCGCTACGTTACCGTTGGGACATATCCAAGCGATGCTACTTGCACTAGTTGTTTATTCGTCGGTTGGCCCGACGGAGGCAGCTACGATACGCCCGATGTATTAATAAATTGTACATATACTCAAGCGGTTAGTGCATACAACAGCTTTGGCTTTCGCGCTCCTATAATACGAAATTGTCTAGTCCATCTTGATTCTGGATCTGTTGCAACCGAGTATGCCGCCGGCCGCTCTGGCCATGGCTACAGTGGTAACCCGTACCCTCATGCTGGTATATACGCCTCCTCGACGGTGAGCGCTAGTATTTCTCATGGTTGGGCAGCCGGCGCCGGTGGAGATTATGTTGGATCCTCGGCGGACAGTTACGATACTGGCGATGTTGAAACAGCGGGCAATGTTGAGGCTTTATACGTTAGTCTCCAAGTGTCAAATCAATCTGCAAGTTATGACGAGAATATGAGAATTCGGAGTGGTAGTTTAGCTTATCGTGCCGCCACCAATGCTCCTTCAGATCAACCCGTATACGATTTGGACGGAAAACCTTTTCACCCCACAACCCCATCTATTGGCTGTTATGAATATTGTTTCGGTCACGTGACAAGTGGTGTTTCAGTCAAGAGACAAAGTGGTAGCCTAGGCGTTGGATCAACATATATTAAATCAATAATGGGTGTTGCAACCTAACAACAAAATAACAAACAGGAACTTTAATCATTTAAATACTATTTACAATGACAAACTTTATTCAGGAGCAATTTAAATGTCTAACATGTTGGAACAAGCAATAATTGATGCAGATGCCTTACGTGGCGCCGCAATCAAAAATGCTGAATCTCTAGTTTTGGAAAAATATTCAAAACAAATTAAAGGGGCTGTAGAGTCTCTATTAGAACAAGATATGCCCGATCCTCTACTCGCTGCCGGTGACATGGGCATGCCAGGTATGGAGCCAGATCCAATGGCAATGCCTGGTTCCGACCCCATGGGGCTAGACCCCACTGGCATGGAAGGAGAAGTTGAAGAAAGTACTGTTATGGAACATATTCCAAAGGCCGCAACTCAAAAAGCCGGCGATATTGATAAGGAAATTGAAATTCCTCTTGACGCCCTTCTGGAACAAATAGAAAAAATTAATATGGAAACAGAAGGAAAAGAAGAAATTGATCTTTCTGAGGGTCTCTTAGAAGATTTGATGGCTGAAGAATATTATGAAGAAGACATGGTCTATGAAGAGGATTATTATAATGAGGATCTAGATGAAGATTTGATTTATGAAGATGATTACTTTGAAGAAGATCTAGACGAAGAACTTTATTTGGAAGATAACCTCTCCGAAGAAGAATTAGAAGAAGACCTCTTTAACCAAATCTATGAGCAACTAACAGTCGACATCCATCCTCAGAAGAGCGGCTGGGCAGGAACGCCTGGACCACTACTAGAGCTAGCAGAAGAAGAACTTCTCGCTCTAGAACAAGATTCGAAAGTTCGAGAAGAAAAAGATGCTATAAGAAAAGCAGTAGCAGAACTCGAAAAAGTAAATGAATCACTAGAAAACAAAAATGAACAATTAACTGAATCTCTGACCAAAACGAAAAGTTATATTTCCAGGTTGCGAGATGCAGTTGTAATTTTAAAAGAAAAGCTTGATTTAGCTTCTCTTACAAATGCAAAATTACTTTATACGAATAAGGCATTGAATAGCGACTCCCTAAATGAGCGGCAAAAGCATAAGCTTGCCGAAGCTATTTCAAATGCTGACAATATTGAAGAAGCAAAAGTTATTTTTGAGACACTTCAAAGCACAGTGGGCAGCACCTCTCGCAGAAATGCTAAGCAGCCTAAGTCACTGAGCGAGGCAGTTGAAAAGTCTTCTTCGATGATTCTGTCGGCTAGAAAACAAAGTTCTAGAAGTCAGAAAGCAGATCCAACGTTAGATCGTTGGAGATTCCTAGCTGGAATCAAAAAAGACAATTAACTATATATAAGGAGAAATTTTAAAATGTCTGTTTTACAAAAGCTAACTGAGGGCATCGCTTCTAGAAGTCTTCAAAGAGAGGGTGCTGCCTTACTTGACAAGTGGGAACGTACCGGTCTTCTTGAAGGTCTTGAAGGGGATGCCAAGAGACAGGGCATGGCCCGTCTATTAGAAAACCAAGCTGCTCAGCTTCTCAAAGAGGCTTCAAGCATGTCTGGTGGCGATGTTGAAGGTTTCGCGTCAGTCGCGTTCCCGATCGTTCGTCGAGTCTTCGGAGGCCTCGTGGCCAACGAACTCGTTTCCGTCCAACCGATGAGTTTGCCTTCCGGCCTCATCTTCTTCCTGGACTTTACTGCAGGAACGAACAACTCGGGGATCATGGGTGCTACTCATGGCGACGGCGAATCACTCTATGGTGGTGGTCGTGTTGGTCATGAGATCACTGGTGGTGTTGAATTAGGTTATCAATCTGCTGCTGACATGTCTGATGCTGTTGGTGTTTCTGGTGATACGCCTGATGAAGGTTTCTACAACCTAAATACTGGCTATTCTACGACTACTGGGTCAAACGCATTAGCTGCAGCGAACGTCGGTGCACTTGTTGCAACGATCGATCTCGATCCGACTGTTATTTCTGAGGCGGAATCTAGGCTTCTTCGTTGGGACGCTGATGTTCTCGGCTTGGGTGCTTCACACGCAGCCTTGGTGGTAACCGCCTCTGTAGCCAACACGGTGGCAGCTGGGGATGCTGGTCTCTTGGACGGTGATAAGTTGATAACTATTGAGTTTGCCGAACCTAAGCCTGCTAACTTGGCTAACGCCGCGCACGTTCGAAGGTTAACTGCATTAGGCTCTGCAACCCACCATCCGGCCCAGGCTGGTTGGGACGGTTCTAGAGATACTTTGTATTTCGTCTTCGCGGGCCAGACTGCAGCTGTTCCGGTGCTTGCACCTGCAGCTACTCCGCTTACCGGCCCTGCGACGGTGACTTATCCAATTGAGGATAACATGAATGCCAGCCCGACCGCCGGCACTGGCCAGGATGCTATTGGTATTGTCGCGATGGGTTCACCATGGGCTTTGGAGGATCAGGCGGCTATTCCTGAGATTGATATCAAGGTTGACAGTATCGCTGTTACCGCTGTTACCAAAAAGCTCAAAGCCAAATGGACTCCGGAACTTGGTCAGGATCTTAATGCCTACCATAATCTTGATGCCGAGGTTGAATTGACTCAGATTCTTTCTGAGCAGATCGCCCTTGAAATCGACCGTGAGATTTTAGGTGCTCTGGTGCATGGCGGAACTGCTGCTCGGTACTACTGGTCTCGATCCCCGGGTCTATTCGTTCATCGCGAAACTGGTGCGGAGCTTGGTGCTACGGCAGCTGCTCCTGACTTCACTGGTACGGTAAGTGAATGGTATGAGACTCTTGTCGAAACCATTAACGATGTATCGGCTCAGATTCACCGTAAGACGCTTCGTGGCGGAGCTAACTTCGTGGTGTGTTCACCTGAAGTTGCTAACATTCTTGAGTTCACCTCAGGATTCCGTGCGAACGTTACTGCGGATGCAGATCGTGGTACTATCGGCGCAGTTAACGCTGGCAGCCTTAGTCGTAAGTTCGACGTTTTCGTTGATCCTTACTTCCCGCGTAATGTTGTTCTTGTCGGCCGCAATGGCTCAAGCTTCTTGGAGAGTGGCTATGTCTACGCTCCATACGTACCGCTACAGGTCACTCCGACCATCTTTGGTACCGAAGACTTCGTACCCCGTAAGGGCGTGATGACTCGGTATGCCAAACAGATGGTTCGACCTGATATGTATGGTCTTGTTGTTGTTCGTGGCTTGCTTGGTGAGGGCGGTTCCACTGGTGGTCCCTAGTAAACACTAAGTAACTTAGTTTAACCCCGCATTGAGAATTCTCTTTGCGGGGTTTTTTTATTAATAAATGAACTATTTATAATACACTACAAAGGAAAACAATGCTTCATAGATTAGGAAGGGCTCTTTGCTATTATCATGTGCCCAAAACAGGCGGCCGAGCATTTTTAGTTAATAATTCAAGACGAGCTATTTGGCACAGGTATGTTCCGGTGCACCATCCAAAACTTAAAATTTTAGTTCATTTGAGGTGTCCTGTTGATAGATTTTTAAGCGCTTATTATTATACAAACAACGAGGTTTCCTGCAAGCGAGCAAAACGACGCTTTAAACACTTAAAAAAGAAAGAAGTATTAAAAGAAACACCGCTTAAAACTCTTGAATACTTTATCAATAATAATATTGATGTTGACGAATTAAATAATGGGGAAGGACTGATATATTTCAGTACTCAACACAAGTGGCATGAAAACTTGATACCAGAAAATGTTATTTATAAATCTTTTCAAGAACTTAAAAGCAGCTCCAAAACTAGAAAGAAGTTTACAAGTAAAAGACCTTTACTGGAAGAAGAGCCTGAGCTGGAAAAAATAATAGAAAAAGTAAAGATAGTTTATAATAAAGATTATGAATATTTTAAAAGCATACCACAAGCAGCAGAGATCGCAGAAGAGTGGTTGCAGAAATACAGCTAATTAAATTTAATTATCTGGTTTTTAAAAATGCTAAACACTATTTATAGATGATTAGCAAGGTAAGAAACCTTTTAGTTAGGAGAAAATAAAATGAGTAAAGTAGGATTATATTCGTCAGATAGAAAAAAAGTTGCAGATGTAGATTCTGATACAACGTTGACGCAAACAAGCTGTGGTCATGTGATTATGCTTGATTCTGGATCTGCTGGTGATGGATCTTATACCATTACACTTCCGAAAATCGCAGCTGCAGGCCCGGGCTGGTGGTGTAAGCTTATCGTTCGGGAAACTACAGGCGGCGCCGTAACTATTTCAGCATCAGCTGATGATCTCGGATCTATAAGCGTGCATAAAGTCAATGTCTCCGACCTCGGCATGACCCTGGTCGCGCTGGGCCTTGATACGGGCCTTGAAGTCGATGTCGACGCATTATTGTGGCAGACGGCCAGCTGGTGTCAAAACGATACATTAGAATTAGTTACCGATGGCGTAACTTGGGGTGGACAAGCCATTTGTTCCGCTTCAATTTCCCTTATCGACGCACCCTAAATTATAGTATTTTAAATTGGAGATAACACAAAATGAGTAAGCTAGGAAGATATTCAGCAGATAGAAAAAAAATTATATCTCTCACAAAAAACAGGCCTATTAAGGTTTCTGATTGCGGAACAGTTTTTGTTCTCAATTCTGGATCTGTGGCTGATGGCACATACACCGCAAGTTTGCCAAGCGTCAGAGCGGCCGGTAATGGCTGGTGGTGCAAATTTGTTATCGGTGAGGTCACAGGCGGCGACGTTCTGATTAGCGCATCAGCTGATGATACAACTTCGATGTTCGTGCATAAGCCCATGTCTCGCAATGATG